AGAAAGGACATGGAGGACAAGGTGCTTTTATTTCCGAGATTTGATACTCTAACTTTAAGCCTCATGACCGAAAAGGACAAAATAGCTTTCAGCCAATTAAAGGACAAGGTGGGAGACTCATATTCTCTTAGGTTGTACGATACTTTGGAAGACTGTGTTATGGAAATAGAAGAACTAAAAAATGAGTTAGTCACCGTAGTGATGTCAGTAACAGCTGGGGGAAGAGAAAAATTTGACACCCCTGAAATTAAGATTAAAACAGGAAGAAAAGGGCGTATGAGAAAAGATAGGTACAGCGCTATTGTGATTGCTAATATGATCGCTCGCTCTATACATAGAGAGCTTCCTCCTCCTGTGTATGGAACTATTGGGAAAGTAATTGTTCCGGGAGCTGTAGGGAAGGCGTTACCCCCAGGTCAAATGTATTTTGGGCAAGAATGGGCAGAGAATTTGAATAAAAATACATGCTTTGCTATTCGTAGAAATTAATATGTATTGGTGTACTGTATAATAGGCATTATAATTCTCATGTATAAAGGTTAGAAGAGTGGCTAAAGCAAAATATCCAAAAGGACGACATACTTCTGGGGATGAAGCAGCTTATATAAGTTGGGAAAATGAAGCAGAAAGGACTACGGCCCTTGCTGCGTATACTCAATCTATTCAAGAATCTGCTACTGCTACATTTTCATCTAGGAGCAGAAATTTTAAGGATATGACTGGCTATCTTAGCGGTCGTCCGGGACTGAGGGAGGCTGATTTCAATTGGTTTCGACCAGATCAAGCAGTTCCTGATAGTCCCAAGGAGATTATTGCTTTTGCTCGTTTAGCCTATCGTAGAATAGGTCTAATTAGAAATGCTATAGATCTTATGGGAGATTTCGCTTGCCAAGGCGTTCGTTTAGTTCATCAGAATCATCGTGTGGAAAAGTTTTATAACGACTGGTTTGCTCGTGTTAAAGGAAAAGAAGTTTCTGAGAGACTTTGCAACCTGCTTCTTCGAGAAGCAAATGTACCTATACGTATGAAGACTGCTAAGGTCAATAAGGCCAAAAGACTACAGATGCAACAGTCATTAGCATCTCCTGATATGAACGCTGTTCTTAAAACAGATGATTTTCAAAAAGGAGAAATTCCCTGGCAGTATAATTTTCTTGATCCTCTCACAGTGGAAGTGGTGGGGGGTCCTGTCGCTACTCTCAGTGGTAAGAAGAGACAGTATGCAATTATTTTACCCCGTCGCTTGGCTCAGCATATTAGACAACTACAAAATAGCCAAGACAGTGTTGAAAGAAGTATTGTAGCAGAACTTCCTGACGAAATTTTGGATGCTGCTATAGGAAGTAAAAAAGTGCTTCTACCTCCAGATAAAACGTTTGTATATCATTATAAAAAAGATGATTGGCAAGAATGGGCCGACCCTATGACCTTTTCTTGTTTTAATGATCTTATATTGTATGATAGATTGAAGTTGGCTGATAAAGCTGCTTTAGACGGAGCTATTTCTAAAATTAGAGTATGGAAGCTGGGCAGCTTGGAGCATAAGCTTGCTCCTACTCCTACCGCATCTTCGACCCTTCAAGAGATTCTAGGATCTAATGTTGGTGGTGGAACTATAGATATGGTTTGGGGTCCTGACATTGAACTTATTGAAACAGGAACTGATGTACAGAGATTCTTAGGGGAAGAGAAGTATCGTCCTACCCTTATGGCTATTTATGCTTGCTTGGGTATTCCCCCAACGCTTACCGGAACCTTTGGGGCTTCGGGAACTACTAATAACTTTATTTCTTTAAAAACTTTAACGGAACGACTAAATTACATTAGAGGTATTGTTTTAGAGTTTTGGAACGAACAATTAAATATTGTTAAAAAATCTATGGGATTTAGGTTTCCTGCTCAGGTTGAGTTTGATTATATGTATTTGGATGATCCAGCTGCTATGATTAACTTACTTGTGGGTATGGCTGATCGAAATATCCTAAGTGACGAGTTTGTACAACGTCATATTAAAGCTAAGCCGGAAATGGAAAGGCGACGAGTGGCGGAAGAGGAAAAACGTAGAGTAGCCAAAGATATGGAAAAAATTAGTCCTTATCATTCTGTAGACAAACAATATGGACTTGAGAAGATTGCTTTGCAGACGGGGGTGGTGTCTCCTACTCAAGTCGGAGTTGAGTTACAGGAGAAGAATGGGGATCAATCTGCTTTAGAGATGAGAAATAAACAGGCTAGAAAGAGGGCTCCGAAGGCACAGACTCCACAAGCGCCAGGGACTCCGGGACGACCACCAAATACTCGGGACCAAAATGGCAGAAAACCGAGAACTTTTAAACCTAGAAATAAAGCTGCTATTGAGCTTTGGGCCAAGGATGCGCAGGCTAAAATAGCTAAAGTACTTAATCCTGGATTACTTAGTCATTTTAATAAAAAGAATATGAGAAGCTTGACGGCCAAGGAATTTGAGCAAACAGAAGATATGAAATTTGAGGTTTTGTGTAACCTAGAGTGTCTCCAAGACCTTGCTGATGAAAATGTTTTGTCAGGATTAGACGAAAAGTTGTCAGATGGTGTACATAGAGAATGTAGGGAGTGGATAGATTCCGCTTCTGAAAATATTCAAAGAAAATTGAGTATAGAAGAGATTCGAGGCATTCGAGCTTCTTTTTATGCCGATTATAAAACTAGGTAACGGAGATGCAGATGCTAGTATTTGATGCTGAAAAAGAGGCAGGTTTGGAACATCAAATTAAGACCCAATCTTCTATTGCTTATGAGTCTCCTATCCTGTTAGATGAAAAACAAGATCTAACTAAAGCTTTTGATAATCTATCTATATCAACAGCGGCTATGGATGACAAAGATATTTATCATGTTTATTCTATTTTAGTTACAACCTCCTGGAATAAAAATGATGATGTATTTGATAAAGGAGAGGTCTGGGCTGCTCAAAATACACCTAAGTATAAACCTGCTAACCTAGAGCACGACGAACGCCAAATCGTCGGGGGTATTGTCGATAATTGGTCAGTTGATAAAGAAATGAAAGTTATTGACAAAAATATCAATTCAGAAAGCTTACCGGATTACTATCATATATTAGTAGCTTCTGTTATTTATAGACAGTGGCAAGATCCAGCTTATAAAAGCAGAGCTGAGAATTTAATTAAGGAAATTGAAGCCGGTAATAAATTTGTATCTATGGAGTGTCTTTTTAATGGATTTGATTATGCTGTAGTAGACCCAGATGGTCAGCGTCACATTCTGGCTCGCAACGAAGAGACTGCATTTCTTACAAAGCATCTGAGGGCCTATGGAGGAAAGGGAGGGTATGAGGATCATAAAATAGGTAGACTGTTGAGAAATATTATATTTAGTGGTAAGGGATTTGTCAATAAGCCTGCTAATCCCGACAGTATTATTTTTGATAAAAATCAACTTACTGAGTTTAACAATGTTTCAATTTCGTCTAAAAACTTGTTTTCTACTTCTAATGGTGTATCTATTTCAGTAGAAAAGCAAAATCAATCTATTGTTTTGAAGGAGAGTAATACTATGAGTAATGATCTTTTAAACGATCAAGTCAAAGAGCTAAAGGAAGCTCTCTCTGCCGTTAAGGCAGATAATAAAGAGCTGACTGACAAGCTTTCAAAAGCTAATCTTGAGAAATATGATACGCAAATTAAAGAGCTGACAGATAATGTGCAAGCTCTGGCCATAGATCTTAAGGAGAGCCAAGAGGCTTCTGCTTCTAAAAGCGAAGAGATGGACAGTCTTCAAACCCAATTGACTGAAGCCACAGAGGCTCTTGAAAAAGTGCAATCTGAACTTCAAGAGATTGAGCATCGGCAGAAAATTGAGAAGCGAGTGGCAGCTTTGGTTGGCGCTGGTCTTACTCAAGAAGATGCTGAAGCGAAAATGGAGATTTTTGATTCTTTGACTGATGATCAATTTGCCATGATGGTTGATACCTTTGCTTCTGTTAAACCTGTAGAGGTTGAAGCAGAGTCGCAGGAGGAAGAGACCGAGGCGCAAACTGAAGAGGAGGCTGAAGAAGAGGCCGTTGCCTCTGAAGAAGAAGTGTTAGAGACTGCAGAAGCAGAAGAGTCGGTTGACTTGTCTGTTGAGGCTGATACTGAAGAGACGCAATCAGAAGAGATTGACGCAGTACGCGCTGGTCTTCAAGATTGGGTTACTGATCATATTTTAAACAAATAAATAGTCAGGAGATAAAAAAATGGCATTGAGACCGACTAGAAATGAGCATTTAACTGATCTTAGCTTTTTTATGGATGAAGTGGCTGAGCGTGGCCTTATGTGCGTGGCCAGTACCCAAGGTTCTGGAGCGGCGATGGACCAGTCAGCAGCGGCTGTCAAAGTTGCTTCCGCTCTTTCTGACGAGCCTGTGGGCCTTCTATTGAACGATATGGTGAACTTGGATCTTACTCGACAACATATTAATTATGATCAAGATGAGATGCAAAAGGGTGGTAAGGTTCTGTTGCTTCGTGCTGGATTTGTTGTTACCGATCAGATTTCGGGTGCTATTACGCTGGGTGAGGCTGCTCACTTTGTTCCGGGCGGTTCATTCTGTTCGGCTACGGCTAGTAGCCACAGCGATCAGGTGGGTCGTTGGTTGTCTAAGAAAGACGCTGACGGTTACGCTAAGATCCAAATTAATATTGTATAACAAACAAATAATATATTAGGAGATACTAGAATGAGCAAAAAGTTTTTTGAACCTACCCCTGAGATGAACCAACTCTTGTCGAGAGCCGGTTCTTTAAAAAGAGAAGAGTCTCTTGCCGCAACTGCTGAGTTGGCCAAGGCGTTAGAGCTTCCTCTCCGCAAAGGCGTTATGAGCGGCAACATTCTTGATGGTATTTTTGAAGCCATCAATTTGCAGCCTGGTGCTACTGCTGAGTTCCCCCTTGATTTCCTCGCTCCCGGAACGGAGAAGGAATTCGTGGCGTTTACAATTCCTAAACATGGTCGTATCCCAGAGCGACACGTTGAAGGCGACTACGTCATGGTTCCTACTTATGATGTTGGAGCTTCCATTGACTGGCTTCTTAAGTACGCGCGCGATGCAAGATGGGATGTTGTGGGTCGTGCGATGGATGTCCTCCAGGGTCAGTTTGTCAAGAAGATGAATGATGATGGATGGCATACGTTGCTATCAGCTGGTGCTGATCGTAATATCTTGATTTATGATGGTGACGCTTCAAGCGGAATGTTTAGCAAAAGACTTGTTTCTTTGCTGAAAGTCGTGATGCGACGTAACGGTGGCGGTAACTCCACTTCGATTAATCGTGGTGAGTTGACTGACCTCTATCTTAGTCCCGAAGGTCATGAAGACATTCGTAACTGGGGTGTGGATGAGGTTGATGAGTTTACTCGTCGTGATCTGATTACCAAAGAAGGTGGTTTGCTGGTGCGAATTTTCCAAGTTAATCTTCACACTCTCGATGAGCTTGGTGAAGGTCAAGAATACCAGAACTTCTATACTGTCGATCTTAGCGGCACAATGCCTGCTGGCAAGAATGAGATTTTGGTTGGTCTGGACTTGAGAAATAATGACAGCTTTGTGATGCCCGTTCGCGCTCCGGTTCAGGTCTTTGAAGATGAGGCTCTTCACCGTCAACGACGTGCTGGTATGTACGGCTGGGCCGAGCATGGCTTTGCGGCGTTGGATACTAGAAGAGTCCTCTTGGGCGCGTTCTAAGATCAACTGCTATGTAAAAATTTATAGAGCCGGTGGTGGCAGATGCTGCCACTGGCTTTCTTTTTAGGTGGATGTATTTCTTCCTATCATAGGATAAAAATATGTAATAAAAATTAAGGAGTTAATTATGGCAACTTTTTGTGTAGAGATTGCGGATGATGCAGTAGAGCGGGTTATTACTGCAATGTGTGCGAATTATAGGTATCAGCCTATTATTGATAACCCAGCTTATGATCCTCAGTTAGACCCTCCCGACCCTGATATCCCCCCGAGAATTCCTAACCCGGAAACAACGCATCAGTTTGCGAATAGAATGACAAGGGATTATTTAATTAATAACACTCATGCTTACGAGGTTAAAAAAGCCAAGGAAGATGCAGCTCATAATGTACCTGCTCCTCCATCTGTGGTCGATCCTGACAATCCTTAATATGAAAGTAAGACATGCCTATTAGATTTCTGGATCGTGCAAAGGAGAGTACAAGCACCACCGGTAGCGGCACATTGTCGTTGGGTGGTGCTTCTGCTGGTTTTGTAGCTATTTCTGGTATTGGTAGCGGTAATTCTACTTATTATACTATTACTGAAGGTAACAATTTTGAAGTTGGCCTCGGTACGTACAATAGTGTTGGGAATACTCTATCTAGAGCAGAAATTTTTTCCACTTCTAATAGCGACGATAGTAAAATAAATCTGGGTGGAGATGCCACGGTTTTTATTACTTATCCTGCTGATAAATCTATTGCTAAAACATCGGGTAATTTTGTTGGTATTGGAATGGACCCCCAATATCAACTACAGGTTAGCGGAACTGGATCTTTTAATACGGTTAGATGGGCGGATGGTACTACCCAGGTTACTTCGGCTGTAGCTGACATTAATATCGTTTCTGGTCTTACTGTTACGAATGCAACGAATATTACGGCGACGGGTGCGATCAATGCAGCAGACATTCTAGAGGTATCTGGGGTTGCTGCGACGAACACCACTAACATTACGACTAACGCTACCAATATCGCAACGAACGTCACAAACATTACGGCGACGGGTGGGATTAACGCAGCAGACATCCTAGAGGTGTCGGGGGTCGCTGCGACGAATACTACCAATATTGCGGCGACTGGTCAAAGGAACCATGACGACATTATCTACGTGTCGGGTGTTACCGATACGAATGCCGCTAACATTTCGACGAACACGTCCAACATCTCTACCAACGCCAGTAACATTACTGCGACGGGAAATATTAATGCAGCAG